GCAGAATGTAGAATGCCTACCTCTTATAAGTTTCCTCACGAGAGCGAACGCACCTACAAAGTACCAGGTTTCGGTGGACCGAAGCCTGGTGGATACCTCAGGGCTTTTCAGCCCTGAGATCCTATTGAGCGAGTCTGGACGTCCAGATTCCTCGTTAAACAACAACCCCGTTTTGGGAGGTCAAGATGTAAGGCCACCCAAGATGGGTTCAGAGGCCGAAGACTCTGCTTCCTCTAGTGACGAGGAAGAGAAAATTTTGTTACCTGAGGTGGGGTCACTGACCCCTCAGGTTTTTACCAGTTCCACTGTTCGACGGTGGACTGGGTATAGGGTATTCCTTCACGGGAAAACCCTGCCTACTGGGCCTCGTGTTTACAAGGTCCAGTCTAAAAAAACATTGGGAGTAGTTCTACTCCTGATAAAATACGGGATCCCTCACAGTCGTAGGGGATACCAAGACAAAAGTGGGATGATATCATCCTTCCTTGAACTCGTTAACAATTCTCAGCAAAGAGATATTGACGGTTGCCTCCCATGGGTAAAAACCATATGGGAGACTCCTTTCTCCACCCGATTTGGGGTGAAGAAGTTTTCACGTCTCCATTATATGGAGAGGTGTAAAATTGTCTGGAACCAGTGGTGGTTCCAGCTACTAAAGCCGATCCATCAAATTAAAGTGATAGATTGGTTGATTAATAATAAGTCCAGATTTAAACAATGGGCTTATACTGTAGACTCACAGGTACTATCCTGTTTGTCGGCTTTTCCTGGCGCAATAACTGCCAGGAATTACGATCATTTCTTATATAAAGTTATGATCGACTTGCTTGAGTACAAGACTTGGTCTGAACTCAAGAGCTATAAGAAAGAGCTTAGAAAAGCCTTTCTTAGTTCATCTCCTCTGCCTGTAAAGCCAGAGAAGGTTCGTCACTTGCATCGGTTACCACCGATGCGGGTGAAATTCGATAAGCCTGGGATGTTTTCCCTAGCTATGATGACTCAGACGAGAAGTCTGGGACTAGGCGGACGGGCTCTGGAAACAGAGTCTATCACAAAGTGGGTGGAAACTGTATCAACAGTTGACACCAGATTTGATTACAGCTCCACGTACGAACGTGCGAAGAGCTTTATATTGAGGGATACCCGGTACGAATACCGGGGGTCCCCAAGAATATCCCTAAGCACGAGCGTGTGTTTAGAGTTCAAGGAAAGGATAAACATATTATCCCCAAAGAATTTACCGTATGGTGGGTCACCACTTCCGGTTATAAATCTGTATGACGGAAGTTATACAGATGAAAAGATTAGTTTCTCTGCCATGAGGGCGGGAGACTACTTATTCACCGCAGCTTGCAATAACTACAAGCTAGGTCTTACAGACAGACGACGTAGAGTCAGTTCTGTTCTAGAACCGGGGTATAAGTCCCGGGTTATTACAGTTGCCTCGGCGGAGGTAACTATACTACTCAACCCTTTCACAAAGATATGGGTTGATATCCTTAAGACCGCTAAGGTCACTAAGATGGGATTCTCAGCCGGTAGAGCCGGCTGGGAAATATATGAGTCCTTGGTTCATTACCAAGAACTTAATAGATTTAAATTCGGGTTATCAAGTGATCTTGAAACCGCGACAGATTACTGCGACTTTGGCAATGCCAAAATCGTGTGTGAAATTTCCAAGGAGTTAGGAATTACCCCTCCTTGGTATACTGACTTGGTATATGACTTATGTACCAATATGGAAATGTTCTCGGCTAAGCCGAGACAATATAACTTCCCCCCTTTCAAAGCGAAGAGGGGACTCATGATGGGTGATCCTCCTACGAAGATCATCCTTTCAGTCATAATGGGATCAATCCTATCATGGCTAAACTGCATCTCCTATAACATAGGTGATGATATTTTTGCTCTGTCGACTCAGCCGATAGAGAGTACATTCCGGACGTTGATTGAAACATCCGGATTAAAAGTCTCAGAGGTGGATACTTACACATCTGAGAATTTCGTCTTCTTTACAGAAGAGTATATTCCGGTGCCTCAAATACCATCGGAAATCTACTCCGCGATTAAGCGTCACGGAGATTACTCACACTTGTGGTATGTTGACTACCCCAAGTTACGAATCGTACTACCTCTTGCAAAAGAGGCAGTAACATTGTCCGACACTAAGGTCGGTAAGTTCAAGGTCATGGCCAATGACCTGAACTACATCAATAAGGGTATGTATCAATACCATTATTTTCAGATATTCTCCTGGTTGCAAGAGTGCTACTTAGGAGTGAATAAGACTAAGGGTATGCTGTATACCCCTAGGCAGTTTGGAGGTTTCGGTAAGAAGCCCCCATTTGAGTCGCTTGGCATGCTAAAAGCTTACCATGCGAGATATAAGAATGAGGTAAGTCTCTCAGTACTAACCTCAGCTATTACCAACCGGGCGATGGAATTTCCCCGGTCTCATCTCAGTATGCCTTACCAAAAGCATACTAAGCTAGAGTCTTGGTGCAATGTAATCGTACCAAGTAAAATTCGTGAAATTAGAGATAGTCTCACGGTATTTGCTACACCTAGGAATGCTACGGTGTATCAAGGGATCTGTCATTTCTTGGCAAGAAATGACTGTATTGTAACAGAGGAATCGGTGTACAACCGAATCCTTTACCTCGAATACATCCGGGACATAGTCATGGATGTTGATAATCAGGAGCTTCGAAAGAGTGCTCCTAATAAGTATTCGCTCAAGGACTTGAGTGAATTAGTAATTAATCTGGATTTTGATCCAGAGAAATTAAGTTTCACACCTTATGAAGAGATGTGGGAAGAGATACTTTCTATGCTTAATGATAGGAAGTTATACTATGATCGGTTCTCAACTGTCTATTACAGCCGAGAACCTCTTTTGGAGCAATTGAAACTAATTGATCCGTTAAAGGTCGACCCAGAATGGTTTGGGAAGACTAAAGAGAGATTTATCCGGCCTGAGGTCGGAATAATCTACGAGGCCTCCATCCGGTGTAAACGGGAGTTGGAGGAGAAGGACCAGTTTCCATATATACTGGATCCGAAACTATCTCAGCTGTTTAGGAAAACAGTTGAGGACGACGACTTTATTGCATCGGTGTGCAGTATGGTCACAGGTATGCTTGCAATCGTTATTACAGACGATAAGAAGCTTTGCTCCAGGATTGCACCAATCCTGGCGAATAATGGGAGTATCGGTTTCCGAGTATCTCCCAAGTGGGTTGACGTCCTCTCGCAATTGGACGGCAATTTATTCAAACGAATCGTTCAGAGATATCCAATCTCCAAACGATTAAGGCCAGTGATCTTACATGATACAGGCTCTGAAGCTCACCACATCGCTACGCGAGGTGGTACACTTAACCATATTCCTGTCCTACAGGAGAGGAATAAATACCGCGCCTACGACTTCCGTAGTGCCGAAATAATGGTTCCGGACGATTTTCCAGAATCATATGCAATAGTTTCTCGCCAGAGGTTCTGGCAGAACTTAAGAAGCCCTCTTTCGATACCGGCGAACCGGTTAGAGATTGAAATCTCCTTGAATGAGGAGAAAGATAGTCGCTCCTTGCGGAGGGACTAGTGCTGGCCTGTGAAGGTCAGTCGCTTTCGTGAGGGAAGCTTCATTGGATACCCCAGTGGAGTAACTCTTCACTTC